CAATACGGAAGCTACGGAATCGTCACGGCTCAATATGTTGGCCAAGGTGGAACCTCGTGGACTTCGGTGACGCTGACCAACGTGACTGTCTCAAGCATTACCGCTGGCGCAATTACCGCCGGAACCATCACCACCGCTGTCGGTATCACCAATCCGTCAGGAAACTTCACAGTCAACGGGACAACGGGTTATCTGACCTGCTCTGGTGCAAATGTCTCTGGAACTATCACCGCAACCGCTGGAAGCATCGCAGGTTTCACCATTGGTTCAAGCCAGTTGTCCAACAGTCAGATGACGATCTACAGCAACGGCAACATCACATCTCTTGGCACGATTAACGCTTACTATGTCGCCGCTGGTATCTCCTTGACTTCTGCTGGAACCTTGATTGTCACCGGCAACTCAACTCTTGGCAATACCACGACCACGACTTATTTGACGATCAACAACACAGCCAACATCGTCGGTGGTTACGGAATCACAAGTGACTGGTCGCCAAACACCGATAACACCTACAACCTTGGAATCTCTGGATCGCGTCGTTGGTCTCACGTCTACGCTTACAACACAGCCATCACCACATCGGATTCACGACTCAAGACCAATGTCGCCACCTCAGCGCTTGGCTTGAATTTCATCAATTCCTTGCGCCCAGTTTCATATCAATGGATCGAAGGCGGCAAGCAGCTCGTACTTGATGACGATGGCAAACCAATCGTGGAAAGCACAGACGACAAAGGAAAGCCTGTCTATAAGACCGAGTCGGTTCCTGGCAAGCGCACCCATTACGGCTTAATCGCTCAAGAAGTGAAAGCGGCGCTTGATGCTGCCAATGTTGGCGACTTTGCTGGTTGGGTACAAGATGACATGAGCAATCCTGACTCTTTCCAATCAATTTCCTACGAGCAATTCATTTCGCCATTGATAAAAGCAGTTCAAGAACTTTCAGCAGAAATCCAAACACTCAAGGGGGCAACAAATGGAACAACAGCAAGTTAGCGCAGACGAATTGATCGCAAGTCTTAGGGAATTCATAAGCGTACTCGTGCAGGAAAATTTAACCTATAAAATCCTACTTGGTAAAATTGGCTCGGGGGACAAACCTCAACAGTAAGGAAAAGAAATCACACTCAACGATCAATCTGATATTGCGAACATTGTCTATTGCTGGACATTCTCAATCGGAGCAATCGGGGGAGCAATCTGGTGGGTATTTCATCGGGCGGTTCGCTTTATCATTCGTCACGAGATAAGTCTTCGCCGCAAATCGAAAGGCGGGGACAATGCGTAACCCACTCAAACGCAAATTCATACATCCAGACACAGGCGATGTTCTGAACTTCTCTGAGCAAATCTCGTGGAAAATTCAAGGCATTATCCGCAACTGGTATTTCATATCTATCTGGACTGTCGGTTCTGCCCTATGGTGGCAGTTCCCGTCCTGGTTCCATGACACCCACAGCTTCACCAAATGGCAGCTCGTGGCGTCGTGGCTGGCTGTCACCATCGAACTGATCATCGGCATTGGCCTACTCGGTCAGACCAAGCGTGACGCTCTTATCCTGCGCGAACTTCGCAAGTTGACCCGTCAGGAAGCCGACAACATCGAAATCCTCACCGACATGATCGAGGACTTGCAGGAATCCGAAGGGAGCCATGATGACCTATAAGCCACGCTCAGGGGATTACGGAGTCGTCAGCAGCAATGGATTCTTTGCCAAACTCATTCGGCTTGGAACGGTATCCCGCTGGAACCACGCTTTTATCTACATTGGCGACGGCAAGGTGGTTGAAGCCAACCCTACTGGCGTTGCTATTAGCCCTCTTTGGAAGTACCCACGAGTCGCTTGGAATCAGCATGAGAAGCTGCGTGGCGACCAACGCGAAACCATTGTTTTCCACGCCACCAACCTTGTCGGACGGCCATACAATTTCGGCATCATTGCAATGCTGGCGCTTCGTGCGTTAGGCATCAAGGTATTCCCACAATCTTTTATCCATTACCTAGCCAGACACCAAGGCTATATCTGCTCCGAATTGGTTGCAGAGTGCTACGAGAAGGCTGGCCATCCAGTCTGCCCTAACACAGACTTAGTCAATCCTGGCGATCTAGCAGAAAGGTTGATCTGGCAATGAGTAATCAAGCCAATGCAGTCCTAGCAGTAGCTAAGAAATATGTTGATCAAGGCTACAAAGAAGGCCCAAACAACGAGTCAATCTTTGGCGCATGGTACGGCGAGGATCACCAGTCCTGGTGCGCGATGTTCGTTTCCTACTGCTTTGCTCAAGCCAATGCCTTGCCATTGATCGCTGGAATCCAATCACCCAAAGGATTCGCCTACTGCCCAATCGCAGTCCAACATTTCACGACTACGCACCAGCTCGTCCCCGTCAGTTCGGCTCAAGCCGGTGACATCGTATTTTTTAACTGGGACGGACAGAAGTTGCCAGAACACGTCGGCTTGGTTGTCTCCAACAATCCTGCGACAAAGACCCTGACAACTTATGAAGGCAACACCGGAGCGCCTGGAGTAAATCAATCCAATGGTGATGGTTGCTATGAGAAGCAACGCCAATACCAATTCGTCGTCGCTGTGGCGCGTCCTAAGTGGAACAACTGAGTCTGCTAGTCTTTCCTCACCTACCTTGAAAGGGTATCTATGAAAATTTCACCAAAGATCACCAAAGTCGCCGAACACTACGCAATCGCTTTCGTATCAACTGCCGCTGGTATCTGGTACTCAGGCGACCATCATCCGCTTGGAGTAGCCAAAGCCGCTGCCGCTTCAGTCTTCGGACCAGTTATCGGCGCTGCTATTGCTAAGGCGCAGAAGTTCATCGCGATTTACAATGTTGGAAAGGCAACCGTTAAGGCTGCAACTCCAGTCGCGCCTACACCGCCAGCCACGCCAGCTGCATAGGTTCAATGTCACTTCGTTCCGCAATCGAGGACTTCCTCGCTAACCCGCCGGTACAGTCTGGCTTTCCTTGCAAGATCGATCGCATCATCGCCGATCTACCCAAGGAAGACGCCAAGGCGCTCGCCGACCTTATCGACAACGCAAACATCTCTGCTTCAGCCATCTCTCGGCTTTTGATGTCACACAATTACGATGTGAAGCCAGCATCGATCATCAAACACCGCAAGCGTGGCGAAGCGAATGGGTGTCGCTGCAAGAAGTAACCGATGACACTTCGTTCGGATATTAAGGCTTTACTCAAAAAATCCGGCAAGGAGCCAGCACAGTCGACTCGAATTTCGTTTCCACAAACGACGAGACTTCGGGTGCTGGCTTCTTCGGGTTTCAAGTGTCAGCATTGTGAAGCCAATCTCTTCGAAGTCGAACCACATATCGACCACATCGTCCCGCTATCTAAAGGCGGCTCCAACGATGAAAGCAATCTCCAAGCACTATGCTCGGACTGCAACTTAGCCAAAGGCAATCAAGACGACCAGGGGGCAAAGATGAAACGCAAGGAAATCCTCGACGAAGCCAACCGACTCACACATGGCGATCGAGACAAAAATTACGGCACACCCAAAACCAATCACGAGCGCATCGCAGCTCTTTGGTCGATCGTGCTTGAACATCCGGTGACACCTGCCCAAGTAGCCCTCTGCATGGCTCAGGTCAAGGTTGCCCGACTTATCCAAACCCCAACCCACTTCGACAGCTTCGTCGATGGTGCTGCATACCTCGCAATCAGCGGAGAATTGGCCACAGAGACCGATTAGCCTTCCTGAATGATGCCCTAGCCCCCAAACGCCACCTCGCCGGCGCTTGGGGGCTTCTTTGGCGTTCTAGAGGTATTCTTAGCCCACAGAACTCGCCGACAATGCCAACAGGGTTGGTTTTCCTTACGGATAGGCGGGTTTTGCTATTCCGACACGCCGAGGAAGATGGTTGCACTCCCCCGCCATATATGTCACAGTTAAGTCACTCCCGAAAGGGTGCATCGAATACAAAGGGGACAACAAATGAATACAGATAGAAAAGATTTCACCAATCATCAAGGCCTGAAGGAAGTTCTGCGCTGGTCAATGAACATTCATGGCAAGCCTGGAAATTCAGTCAGGGGAGATTGGTGTTTGGCCGCAGCTGTCGCAATCGTTAACGGATTGCCAATGCCAGAACCATTGATGGAAGGCAACACTAAGAAAGTTTGGCGATCAACTCCAAATCGATTGGAAACCATCAAAAGGATTCTTGCATCAGCTGAAGGGGTGGCCGCATAATGCTTAACTACATATTGTCAGCAATGGGCGTGGCTTTATTCCTAGCCATTCCAATGATCTTGCTTGAACCTAAATCCGAGATGGATCAACAAATCCGCGACGCTATGGCGTGGGATAAAAAGCAAGCGAAACTCAATCGCGCTATCAGAGGCGAAAAATGATTCCGAAAGTCGGCGACCAAGTAGTCGTCTCATTTACTGGCACAGTCACAGAATTGTTCACATCGCCAGGAAATATCGACATCATCCAAATCGTGACAGATCAGGGAATCCAACACACATTTTGGCCAGCCGAGGAATCTTCGGTGACCATCAATGTCCTAGAGAAAGCAGGAAAGTAGAATGATTATCTCAATGATTGACTGGAAGTTTATCCTCACAATTTTCTTGGTAGCCTTCTTCAGCTTCACCTTGGGAGCCATCTACGAATGGTCACGCAAAGACGGCCACTCCGACAAGATCACAGAATTGCGTCGCACTCGCAAGGAGCTTGAACAGTCCCGCGAAATGCTTTACAACTTGACCAACCACGCAACTTTCAATCCAGTTGCCCGTCGCAAGTTTCACGCAGTAAAGAACTAATGTCCAAAGCCAAGGCAAAGGGTACTGCTGCCGAAACTGCCCTCGTCAAATACTTGCGCGATCATGGGTTTCCAGGCGCAGAACGCCGAGCATTGACTGGCGAGTTTGACCAAGGCGATGTCACCGGTACTCCTTGCCTTGCTTGGGAAGTCAAGAATCATCGTTCATATAAATTCCCCGAGTGGCTCAAGGAAGCCCAAGTTGAAGCTGAAAATGCCAAAGCAGATTTCGGAATCCTTGTTGTCAAACCTAATGGCGTTGGACTAACCTCAGCGCACAAGTTCTGGGCGGTTCTCAGCGTCGAGGACATGGTCCATTTACTCAGAGAAGCAGGATACGGCGACAGGAATGATCAATGAAATCTTCAATCTTAAAGTTCCACACTTTCCAAGAGCGCTTTGTGCGCAAGTCGGATTCGGCGATCTATGGTTTCCGGAAACTCGCGAGGAAGTATCTACCTTCACCTCTCAAGCCAAGAAAATCTGTAGTGGATGTCATCACCGAGTTGAATGTCTCCAGTACGCGCTCGACGAAGAAATATCTGACGGCATCTGGGGGGGTCTTACACGTCGAGAGCGACTCAAGTTCGTTCCACGTCGTCCTAACGGGAAACCAGTTAACAACATGGGTGAAAAGGTCTACAACTACCGAAAACAAGGTTACTCATACGAATGGATTGCCAGCCGCCTAACCACTACCCAGGCAGCAGCAGTCCAAGCATTGACCAGATATAAGAAAAGAATGGGGATAGGAGATGGAAAATGACAACGTGGTATGGCTTTGTCGGCCGCTTCATTCTTACAATGGCTCTGGCGCTCAATGTCATCTTTGTCGTCAACCATATTCACTCCCCGCTGGTGATTACGCAGCAGGTCGCAATGACCAACGCCAGCGCGGAGCAAGCGGCGAAGGAGCTACTGACGCCGAAGCAATACAAGTGTCTCGTTGGAGTTATCACCATCGA